TGGCATCAGCTCGCAACAACTTTCGTCGCTGTTCAGTCCATTTGTGCAAGCAGATAGCACAATCACACGTAGATTTGGTGGCACAGGTTTAGGCTTGGCCATCACTAAAAGGCTGGTTGAGCTGATGCGTGGGCGCATATCGGTAGAGAGTGAGCCTGGAAAAGGTTCCAAATTCGAAGTACAGCTGCCAGTGCTTACTAGAGTTACGAATAATCTGGCTAACGACGAAGATGAATCTTCACGAGAGTTAAGAAGCCGTTATTCAGTGTTAGTTGTCGAAGACAATCCAACCAATCAAATGGTGATCAAATTAATCCTAACGCGACAAGGCCACGAAGTTTTCATCGCAAGCAACGGTGAGGAAGCGATTGGCTTTGTGGAAAGAGCCAATGACTCGATAGACATTATCTTAATGGACGTGTCGATGCCGGTCATGGATGGATTAACCACAACCAAATACATGAGAGACGCAAACATCAAAACACCAATCGTTGCGCTAACAGCACACACATCAGTAGAAGACAAATGTTCGTGCTTAGATGTCGGCATGAATGATTTCGTGACCAAGCCAGTAAGAACTAAAGAGATCACAGAAGCCATTGATCGATTAATGCTTGAAGTCTAATAAACGTATTCTTAATCGAAGATTAGGAAATATGTTTATTAGATATTTTATGGTAAATAGCCTTACTGTTAAATAGAGCGTCGATTTGATAGATAAACAAGAGGCAGGGCATCATACAAATATACCTGTCTCATAAATACTAAAGTCAATTTAACATAATATACATAATACGCAGTTGGCTAGCGCTTCTTGAGTAGGTACCATCCATAACGCCAAACCACCACAAGCCATTGAAATACTTGATAATCCTAGCCCGTTAAACTTTTTTGCCATGTGTTCCCATAGCTGTTTAATCTCTGGATTTTCGTTGCGGTCAGCGTGCAAACCTATCAACGCGACCTGTGGGTCTAACTTTGCATTTTCTGCTAAAAAAACAGCTTCTGAATCAGATAGATAGCGACGTCCTTTGCGAAAGTCAGTAATTCTTTGCGGTGGCAGATTTAAGTCATGCGCAATTTGTTTGTCTTGCACATAGTTTTGAGCCTTTTTGTAGGCGTCTAACAGTTCATTTTGATACATAGCAATTCCTCCGTTTATCCAATCATAGCTCATTGCTAACAACTTTTTGTGTCTTGCGCTAACAGAAAGTTGTGTTTAACATTTCCTCACTAACAAAAACTTGTTAGTCGATTGATCATCTAGGTTTGGGCTGTTTGCCCTTGACGCTTATAGCTCGGCTTAGATGGTCACACCAACTCTCAATAATCAGTCAAGGTGGTTGTTATGTTTAACGTTCTTTTAGTCTCTGGGTGTTTTCCTCGTTACTTTGCAGGGTTTGGGATTTCATCTTTTGGTAAGCCTTTTGTGATCACTACAGGTCAACACTTTCACAGTAAGTTCCTTTCCGCGTCTGACGCACACAGCATTGTTGAACACCTCAAAGACTCTTGGCCTTTAGCTCAAGTCTCTTGTGTTGTGAGCGATTAATCATGGATTCAATCTACTTCGACAACGAACCCAATCACGGTATCAACGCCTATTTTCCTTGGGGTCATAATTTCTTCAAGACTCCGCGTGATTTCTTCCAGTTCATGGAAGCTCACTACGGCATGGTGTCATTTCAAGTTGTTGAAATCACAGATGAGAACTACCAAGAGCTTTTGGTTAAGGGTGTGTTCCATGCCATCTAAAAAGCCTCATAAGTTCCATGATGAAATTCGTCCTGTTCAAGTGGATCACCTAGCCTTTTCGTTTTCGTACGGTTCACTTAGACACTTGGACAGCTCGAACGAACAAGACTTTATCAATATGCAGTTTCCTGAGTTTAAGAAACAAACCGTCAAAGGTCGCCTTAACTCACCAGAAGCTATAGAGAAATCAATTGAGTTACACCGTAACAAGTGTCGCAAGGTTTTAGCCGATAGGTTTGATGAGTTCATGGCGAAAGTCTTTAACTTCCGTCTGTCACCTATGCGGGGCCGTGGCTTACATGGCTATGAAGATTCGATGGTGATTTACGATTCTACGGGAACGGTTGAATGTGGTTTGGTTGGTGTTGGTGGTAACAACGATACGGTTTACGTACAAATTAATGGTACGGGTTGCGCTAAGTTGTTCGACTTCACCACACACAAAAAGGTGCATTGGTGGTTGTCACTGTTGGGTATCACTCGCCTAGCCCGTTTGGATCTCTGCGTGGACGACTACACCGGAATCTTTGACTGTAAGTATGCTGAGAAATGTTTTTATGAGGGAGCATTTCGCACTGCTTCTCGTGGTCGTGGTCCGACAATGGTTCCTCATAAGCGCGTTTCACAATCCGGTGAATTATCAGAGGAAGCCGTTCTTGTTGGCTCTCGTACCTCTGCAATCTACTGGCGTGTGTACAACAAGAAGTTTGAGCAAAACATCGCTGACCCTGAAGTGATTTGGTACCGCAATGAAGTGGAATTGAAGAAGTGCGATTTGGCACTACTCGCCTCGCCTGCTTCGGCCTTTGCTGGTCTGTGTGACTTCTCGGCCAGTATCGACCCTGCTGAACCAATGAAGATTGAGCTTAACAAGAAAAAAGCGGGTCTTGAGTTCTTCGCTCGTATTGCTTGGGTTCGCCGTCAATGTGGTAAGGCACTGTCTGAAGTTGTGGCAATGACTGAGGGTGACTTGGGTGAAGCATTCGGGATGCTCATTCCTACGCATCATAGACGTGCAAACTTTGAAACATCGTTAGGCATTCCTGACGAATACACTAAACAGAAAATCGAAATTTTGGAGTCAAGAATATGCCTACAATAACTGGTATTGCTATCAAGCGTTTCCCTAAATCTAATATGGAGTTCGCTGAACTGTCTGTCCTACGTGCCGTAGAAGAAGTTGATAACGAGAAGTTTCAACAAACAGGTATCGGATTCTCAACTGATATTCCTTACAACAAGCAAGCGCTGAAAATTGATGTGGCCTACGCTCGTCAGCTCATCCAATCACGCGCTTTTGTTGCTAACCGTGAATACGAACTGAGCTTTGGTGCAAACCCAAATGATCCACTCGATATCTTGGTAAACAAGCTTGTTCCTACTGATGCTGAAATCCAAAAGCATTTTGAAGCTTCTCTAAAGAAATAATTCGGAATTGTTATGCCTAAGTGCGCTTTACCAAATGAAAATGGTTTTCTAGCTCTTGTTGATACGTCAGTTGAATCCTGCACAGGGGTCATTGTTATTACTGCTAGTGATTATGAATATTTGATGGGGTTTACTGAGGTTACCGCAATCGAAGCTACTGCGGTTTTTAGTGGGGCTTTCTCACTGGTTTTCGTTAGTGGTTTCGCTATGTCATACGCCATTAAGATGGCTATTAAGTTAATTAAAATTTTATAAGGATACAAAATTATGGACGCTATTTGGGCTGCTGTAGATTTCGCTGATGTTGCAACTAAAGTAGGTGCTGCGGGTGTGGCTATCATCGGAATTACTATGGCTTACAAGGCAATCGGCCTTGCTAAACGTGCTGTTAAGTCTGCTTAACTGATGGGGGTTTCTGAACGTGTTGATTGCCATACATGACCTGATACTTATGGTATTTGCTCTTTTGGGTGGCTTGTCTGGTTTTCTAGCCGCTCAGAATTTTCAAGGTTAATTATAAAGGGGCTTCGGCCTCTTTTTTTACAGGTTTTTTTTATGAAGAGAATGATTCTAGCGTCATTGATTGGGCTTTTAGCTTCTGGTGCTTACGCTTCGGATTTGAGCTATGGCGGACCCTATTCGCAAATGAAAGTTAAGCTATGTTCAGACACCCCACCTTCACGTTCCATTTTGCCTGACGGTAGCCTGATTTGTGATGATAACCCACCCACTAACGATACATATTGCACTGGTGGTTTTGTCTATGCCGATACAGACATTTTTAATTGCGGCTCTCAGGTTGAACAGGACGGTGATTTAAACAATAACGGCATACCTGACAATGATGAAGATTGGGACGGTGACGGGCTTGTAAATGGTGTTGACCCTAACCCCACTCTTAACGACAACGCAGAGCTTGATGAGGACAATAACGGAATACCCGACAAACTTGATCCTTTCTTTGATTTGTACAAAGCAAGCCGACCAGAGTTTGTAAAGTGTGATGCTCAGGACCCTAGGTGCCAGAGCACTAATACAGCTATCTACAGTCTTTCTAATGCCAATCGAGATTTGACGAGAATTATTAATCATATGGCTGAGGGTAATACTAGTAAGCAGTTTACAAGGACGCTTGAGAACCTGCGCCAGACAATGACATTTCAAGAGGTTCAGACTCGTAAGGAGTTACGAGATTTGCAGCATGCAGTTAATAACTCTGGCGGCGGCGTCGATAATTCGGCTTTGATAAAAAGCGAGTTTAAAGATGTTGATGAGCAGTTTAGTTCAGTTGAAAACGAATTAGACGATATGGAAGAGATTCTTTGGGATGTTAAAAGCATTGCTAGTGATGCCAATTCAAGTGTGAAAAGTTTGCCTACACAGATTAACGCTGTTCATCAACATATGGATGCTAATAAAGATCAGCTTATCGATGCAATTACTAGTGGCAGTGGTGGTTCTAGTGGGTTGACTGGTCAGCAAAAAACTCAATTAAGAAATGCAGCTAAAGCCAATGCTAACCAAAAACTACTCAAAGAGCTTAAACCATTAGTTGAGCAGAACTTAGCTGTCACAAAAGCCGTTGAGCGTAACCTTGATTGGTTCAATGAGGATTTTACTGCTTACTCTGAAAAAACAGATGGTCAATTTTCAGAGTTAAGCGATCAAATAGCGGCTATTTCTGGAGGTCAATCAACGGTTGATTTGTCCGGTGTTGAGTCAAGCATCGATGCCCTATCAGATAAAATTGACGGTATTGAAGGTGGTGGTAATGGTGAGGGGCTCGCTGAAATATCCAGTAAGTTAGACGGTTTGGCTACTGGTGTCACTGACATAGGTGACTTATTGAAAAGTGTGGATGCTTCCAAAGCAGGTATAGACGGCACTTGCATTCAGGGAGGTACTTGTCAGGGCTTTTATGAGTCGGCTTATGAGGAGGATTTGAGCGCTGTTGTGGGTGGTCAGTTAGATGCAATGAAAACTAGCATTGTTGATCCTTTTGTATCGAGTTTTGGCAATATCGATTTAAGCGGTGCGCAACGTCCAAAGTTCGGTTTGCCTGTGCCTTTTTACGGCTATATGTCATTTGATGATTACATTGATATGGACTGGATATTTGGATTTTTACGTTTCATTTTTCTTGCGTCTACGGCTTTCTATTGTCGTCAGATTATTTTTGGAGGTTAATGTATGGACTGGATAGTAACGTTATTTAATAAGCTAATTGAGTTCATGTACCAGTTGCTTTTGAGCCTTATTACCATGTTGAAAGATATGGTTTATTGGGTTGTTGAGCAATTTATGGAGGTCGTAAATTCTGCTTTATCTTCTGCTGTGGCTTTGTTTCAGCCTGTCGATGTCGGTCAATATTTACAATCTATTCCGCCTAATGTCGCTTGGGTCATGGGCGCCGTTGGCCTACCTCAGTGTTTGAGTCTGATTATATCGGCCATCGCTTTGCGCATGATTTTACAATTGATTCCATTCACAAGGTTAGGTTCGTAATGATTTACTGTATCGCAGGACGACCACGTAGTGGTAAAAGCTATGAGAGTGTCGCTTTCCATATTATTCCTGCTATCAAAGCTGGTCGAAAAGTCGTGACCAATGTGACTTTAAATGTGCCCTATTTTCAGAAAGTCTTTGGTAATGACGTATTGGATTTAATTGAAGTTGTGGATGGTCAGTTAAACCAATACGGCTCTATGGATAGACCGTTTTCAAAGCTTGAAGACTACATAAATGATTGGAGGGATGCCGATAACAAAGGTCCCCTATTTGTGATTGATGAAGCTCACATGGTCCTACCAAACAAGCAGCTAGATAGCAAAATACTTGAGTTCTATTCTCTTCATGGTCACTACGGTATAGACATCATCTTGCTTACTCAGAATCTAAGAAAGATTCACAAAGATGTTCGCGATATGGTTGAAATGACGTACTACTGTGCCAAGAATACCGCTTTCGGTAGTAAGAATACTTACACCAAAAAAGTGAGGATTGGTGCGACAACCGAAGTCGTCAACGAAGAACAGCGCAAATATAAGAAAGCATTCTTTCCCTTTTATCAGTCTCATACGCAAAGCAGTGGCAGCGTGGCCGAGGCTATGAGTAATGACATTAAGCCAATCTGGCATCGCTGGCCATTTTGGATGGGTGGGACGTTACTTATTTGCGGTATCGTTTTTAATATCTACGCATGGTCTGGCAGTGATAAGAAATTAGAACCGGTTCAAAAGCCTGAACAAAACAATGTTGTTGAGCCTGCCCAGGTTTCAGTTCCCAACGGTGTCCCAGGTCAAACCGTTAAGCCTGCAAAAAAGTCTTCTGGTTTCGGTCCCCTTGATGAGTTTGATTTGTTTGTCACTGGTTATGCTCGTCAGACAGCTTGGCAAGATATCACTGAAAACCTTGTTGATTTTCAGAACTCTTTTGTTCGTATCTATATCGAAGTTCGTCAGAATGACAGTAAGCTTTTCACTTTTAGCCACTCGGAGCTTATAGAGATGGGATATGGTTTTAAGGTTTTAGCTGATTGTGTTTATCGAGTGACTTGGGGTGATTCTGTTAAGATTTTGACGTGTGTTGAATCCAAAGACGATAACCCTGCTAATGATCCTTTTGATTTCAGTAAGGCTGTAAAAATATAATGTCGGTCAGGCTATCGATAAACAAACCCCGTAGGGATAAGCGAACATGACCATGTTAAGGGGTCGATTCAGTTTGATGAGCGATAAGCAGCGAAGCGTAGCTATGTTAGAGAGACAAACGAATCCCCTTCACCCTGCTAAGCTCTCTTAAACTTGGGTAGGCTTTGTGACGTGTTTAATGGTGGTTATAGTTTTACTGGGGGAGCCTTCCCTCTATTCGCAAACGTAGTGCGCCAGTGTTTGAACGAAGTGAGTCTTGCATGCATTGCTCGCGTGTGATCAAATGCTTTGTATATGGAGGTGCTTAGATGAGTCGAAATAAGAAGTACGAAGATAAAATGAAAGCTAAAGGGTTTAAGAAAGTGACTCTTTGGATTCCTCAAGATAAAGAATCTGACGTTAAACAAGCAACATCGGTCATGTGTGACCATGAAAATTTGACGGTTGGAGTTCTTAAAGATATTCATACAGGGCGTTTGGTTTCAATGCACTAAATGAGCCATGTCACTGGTGACATCATAAATGCCCTCTTTCCTTTCAGAGCCTCACATATCAGTGGGGCTTTTTATTATTTCAAAAAAATCCAACGTCGATGCTTTCGGTATGCTTGGTTCGCAGCTCGTTGGGAGGGACCCGTTTCGTCGGGAGGGTCCCAACGAGCTGCGGACCAACAACCCCCGTGTTGTATCACGGGGGTAAATTCGACCTACCTATCAGCACACACAACCCTGCTCTAGTTGCAAGCTTGCGCGCTAGTTTTTAAATGAGTGATCCATAGAATAATTTAACACTTTAGGTAACTATTTCACGCTCTACAGGTTGAATATTTTGATACAACTCCCCATCTTCTTTATGGACACTTAAAAAGCCTAACTTCATAAATTAAAAGGAAATGTGTATGAGTCTTTTTCCACAGACAATTGAAAATTTAGCTCGTATGGGAGCAAATATCGAAATTACAGAAAGTACAAAATTGTTCCCTCAAACCTTGGAAAATATTGTACGACTTTGCGTTACTGCGGGAGGCCATGTAACGATTAGCTCCAATGGAATGTATCCACAAACATTAGAACGTCTTGTACAAATCGGTGGAAACAACGTCACCATTCGTATCTAAATATGCGAAGCATTTAAGATTGACTCCCAACATTTGATGTTTTTAGTTCAAGGTTGGGAGTATGTCAGGTGATCACGTTGTTCACCTAAAGATGACATTAGGTATTTCACAGATTAAGGGCGACTTTTGGAAAAACGATATCAAGTATTTGTAA